CCGCTCCCGCGGCTCCCCCCCCCGCCCCCGCCAGCTCCGCCTGCCCCAGACGCAGCAGCAGACCCGCTGCCGGGAGCGTGGCGATGGACTCCTGCCGAACGGCTACAGCTGGACCTTTTAGCAGATGCCTTTGATGCTTCCAGCTGGGATAGCCGGCTCTATACGCTGACGCCGATGCTACGAGGTGAGTATGGTGCGACTCTATTATATGGCAAGGGGGCTGTGCTCGGAGGACGGGTGCGCTATCGTCTGAGTTCGCATTGGCAGATCGAGGGGCGTGTACAGCATGAGCATCAGCAGCGTGATGTGCGCCCGACGAAGACACTCTTCGCCCTCTCCCTGCGCTATCGAGGATGGTAAAGGGCGCTGTAAATACGCATCTCTTGGGCGGTTTGATTTGGCTAATAGGGCGATTATCTCTACCTTTGCGGGGCAAAAGTACATAGTACTCAGCCGAGTAAGATGAGAGTTTTCTCTCACTGGTCCTATAGCTCAGTCGGTTAGAGCACCTGACTCATAATCAGGGAGTCCTTGGTTCAAGCCCAAGTGGGACCACGATAGTTAAGTAATTGGAAAATAGCGGATTAGAAGCACTCCCAGAGTGGCGACTGACCCGCTATTTTTGCCCTCGGGAGAGGCAAAAGCATATAAAAACACCCCCAATATGCACGATTTGTTTACACCACAGCTTACACATTATGCCAACCTTCAAAGCTAAGATAAGGAGGCGGAGGGAGAACGGCTTTCACTCCGTCTACATCCTTTGCACGCACAACCGAGAGCTTGTCTACATCAAGACCGACCTCGTCGTGCAGGATAGCGGGGTGAATGAGAAGGGCGAGGTCACAGATCCGCGCATCCTTATGCGAGCCACCGCCATCATCTGCACCTACTACGATAGGTTGCAAGGGAAGCGAATAGACAACCTCACTGCTAAGGAGGTGGTGGAGATAGCCACGGATAGTGCCGTGGAGGATATCCCCTTTGCGAGCTTCGCAGAGGTTTATATACGCAAGCTCTCAGAGCGTGGGGTGAAGCGAGCGGATAACTACCGCTATGCACTTAACAGCTTCCTCTCGTTCGCTGGGAAGCCCTCTATCGGCTTCTCCGAGGTCACGTCCAAGCTCCTACGCCAATGGATAGAGAGCCTCGCACACACGAAGCGAGCGAAGAGTATGTACCCAACACTGCTCAAAGCTATCTTCAACGCTGGCATGGAGGAGTACAACGACTACGACCGAGGCGTGGTGCGTGTGGCAAACCGCCCGTTTGAGTTCCTCAAGATACCGAGCAGTGACACGCCCGAGAAGCGTAGCGTGAGCGTAGAGCAACTCCGCGCGCTCTTCTCGCACGCCCCAAAGGGTAGGCAAGCTCGCTACGCCCAAGACGTGGCACGTGTGAGTTTCTGCCTTGCTGGGATGAACGTTGCTGACCTATACGAACTCACTCCCGACAACCTCCAGTGGGACAAGCTCTGCTACCACAGAGCTAAGACCAAGGGCAAGCGAAGCGATAAAGCGTATATGGAGGTTAGTATACCCCCGCAGGCTATGGAGGCGTTCGCGCGTCTTACAGAGGACGCACGGGACGGCTATCTCCTCAACCTCTCTGCACGCTACTACGACCGCCACACCTGCACAAGCTATATCTCAAGGGGCATCACGAAGCTATGCAAGGAAGCAGGCTTGCCCCCGATGACCTCCTACGCACTCCGCCACAGCTGGGCGACCATAGCACGCAATGAAGTAGGGGCAAGCGAGGAGGACGTGGCGTTTGCTCTCAATCATATCTCCGCGCACAAGGTCACGGACAGATACATACGCAAGGATTATGCACGAGTGGATAAGCTCAATTCTGAGGTGGTAGAGCTGGTATTAGGGGCATAAAAAAGAGTGAGGAAGCCGAAGCCTCCCCGCTCTAAATGTCACCCAAGCGCAATGATGCCTACTTGGGCTACGTAACGTAAAGCCACGGGCGGAGACAACCGCCTCACTGGCTCTACAAAGGTAGGTAATCTTTTGATATCGCCAAATCCTACCCCCTCCGAGTGAGTGCGAGGGTGAGCTTAGCGATATGCTCCTGCTGTTGCTGTATGATAGCCTCCTTTGCCAAGAGGAGCGCCCTCAGCTCATCAAGATGCGGTATAAGCTTATCTACTCCCTCAGGCGTGAAGGGCAAGCCCTCGCCCGTCGTTAGCCACTCTTCGGACAGCTCGGGGAACACACCCCTAATCACATCCACATCGTACACCTCACGAAGTCGCCACTGACGCAGTCGCTCACGTGAGATACCAAGGATTGCCGCAAGCCCCGAATCCGTGGACGCACCAGCGTAGGTGCGCAACGCGTCCAAGGTAGCCTGCATGTTCTCGTTCTTTACACTTGCCATATCTGTATATATTTTCCGTTTTGTGCAAAGGTAGTGAAAAGATGACAAACACCACGCATATATAACGCACTTATATAATGGGTGAAATTATTTTCACTAAAAATTTGGTTGTGTGAAAAACTTATCCTACCTTTGTAGTGTCAAAGGGCAGAGATACCCCGCGACACGTAACGTAAACAAGACAAAAGACAAATGAATGCCATCAACATTGACAAGGTGCCATACACAGAGATTGGCGACATCTTAGGTATGCCAATAGTCGGATATAGATATGGTGAGGCGCCCGAAGAAGGTCGATCGTACAACTACAGAGATCGTGAGTTTGAGCCAGGGGTGTCCCTCGCACAGTGGGGGCAAATCCCCGAAATCTGGTCATTTGCTATCTCGGACGTATCTCACAAGAAAAAGAGATACTACAAGGGGGTAATTGCAGGTACTGGTGGTGACGACGAGGTGTGCATAAAAAAGCACAAAGAGATCACCTACAAAGAGTATCTAAAACTCAGAAAAGAGCTATATGCCTCAAGCATAGCCTACTTAGACTATCGCATAAGCAGACTAAGATACTTAGTCAGTGCAGGCTACTCACCTGCGGACTACATGACAGAGAAAGCGGATAAATTTGAAGAGCTGCGAAGAAAGATCATTAAGAAGTTTAATAAATAGCCCGCCAACAAGAAGTCCCCCGAAATACTCAATGTAACTCGGGGGACTTCTGTATGTATCGCAAAAAGAAGGGCGAGGAAGTGTTCACCTCCCCGCCCTTGTTAGACGTTGCGAGATTACGAAAATAATCACGTACATCTGTGAGCATAAGCTCGTTTAAACTCAGCACCCCGAAGGGTGGACGCGTTGTAGAAGCGTGCACTCATCTACACTGCAAAGGTAGGCAAAGTTTTGATACCACCAAACGGCAAAGACCATTTTCGTGACCTCACGAAAATGATGCCTCGCTAAAGCGCTCATCCTCTCAATGTTTGGACAATGTTTGGACATTTGCAACGCACGAATATACAGCTACTTAGTGCAGTTTACAGCCCACCAACGCCACGTTTTGGTCTGTTGTTTGGACAGATCTTGGACAATTACAGCCCCCGCAGGAGCGGTAGCCACAGCCTGCGAGACACCCACGCCCCCAAAGCCAGCGCAATAGCCAGAAGTGGGGCAAAGGCTTTGAGGCGCATAGCCTGCCACGCAGTGAGCTTGGCGGGTACTTCGACGACCTCGGTCACTCGCACGCTATCGATGCGCCCTGTATTGATTGTATCTACTCTCCAGCGGTCACGCCAGCGGTACACCTCTTTGACCTTGTAGATGGTATCTCCCGACATACGCTCGGTTAGGTAGATGCTATCGTGGATATACACGCTGTCCAAGCGCAGGCGGTCACGCCACTCTACTCTCGTGCGCTCTACGGGCACGACTCGCACCCTCGGGGAGCAGGAGGTGAGGAAGTAGCCCAGCAGTGCCACGGCCACGATAACAAGGAGCGTCTCCCACCATTCTAATCTATTTGTTTTCATCGTAAATCTGTGTAAATACTTTGTAGGGTAGCCACAGCTTGCTACCTTTGTAGGAGAGAGGAGCTGGGTCTGGAGATTGGCTTTCAGATTTCGTACTCATGATAAATCCTATCCAGCCCCTTCCTCTCACGCGCCCTGCCGATTGGTGGGGCGCACTTATTTAGGGCTGAGCCTCGCCAGCCTCGGCTTCATCCTTGGCCTTAGCTTCATCTTCGGCTATCCACTGCGCCTCTAAGGCTCGGGCTTCCTCCTCGGGCATCAGCTCGTAGAGATGTGCCTCGTCCTTGGGGCATCGCACGAGGTAACCTACGCTCCGTCTCTCACGGCTTACTACCATCTGCCCATTGGGTGCTTTAATTCTCACTGAATGCGAACGTTTCATAATCAAGTTGTTAAAGGGTTATTTATAGTTAATCGTCCAGCCCTTGTCGCTGGCCGTATCTCCGAGATCTCCAAGCGCCTCTTCGTTTGCCTCAAGAAGCTTACGACTTAGGTCAATGCGCTTACCGCTAACCGTCTGAACGTTCTCAAGGAGATAGCGTGCGCTATCGATAGAGAGCTTGGTGCATGTGGAGAGGTCAATGCTTACCTTTAGCCCCTTAAGCCGCACCTCCTCGAGGGAGGTGCAATTTGTAAAGGCGTTTCCCACATCCCCGCACTCTGAGAGATCCATGATGGCGTCGACTTTTCGCAGCGAAGAGCATCCGTAAAAGGACATATTCATACTTTTCAAGCTCCCTCCAAACACGGCGGTCACATCTGTAAGATTGACGCACCCAACGGCCATCTGATCGATAAGCTCAACATTAGAGCAATCTCCAAGGCTAAGAGATTTAAGCGCCTTGCATCCAGATACGAGAGAGTTCAGATGCTTGCATAGCGGAAGCCCACCAATCTCTAGACTCTCAAGGAGGACGCATCCATTGAATGCTGATGCTGCCGTAGTGACTTTGCCCATAATTGGCAGCTGCGCAGATGTCATCGACGTGCACGATAAGCACATATACGAGATGTCTACCACTTCATCTACCTCCATAAGCGTTGGCATCCTTTTCAGTCTTGAACACCTGCCGAGCATATATCTCAGGCTAGCTGGTGCGTAGCCTCGGTACACCCTCAGTGCCGGAAATTCATCCGAGACCCAATCTAGAAGCTGCTGCTCTTTGAAGATGTCAATCATTGGAGCGTGGATCTCATTGATGAGCCTTGCAAGCTCTCCGATGCCGTCCGTGTCCCTTGCTGGCACTCCCTTTGACCTGATCGCGCTGATAATCTCCCTGCGCTGTCTGTCCAGCTCGTAAACTTGGTCTGCTGTCATATCTGTTTCCGTTGGTTTTACCCCCGCGCCCTTTAGTATGCGGAAGATTAATTGATAGAAGAAATCATTGGCATTCGCCCACTGCTTCTTGGTCATAGGCGTGCTATCGGTGGTCGTCTCGAGGTAGGTCTGATAGGCGTCCTTACCATCCTTACCCTTTTGGCTTTCGAGGTACACCTGCTCCGATCCAACGAAGCCCCTACGAACGGCTATATCGTAGATGCTTTCCCCTGGCGCTCCGTGTAGGCTGACGAGATAATCTACCTCCGTCCCCTGAAAGCCTTGAAGCTCCTTGGCTCGTTCGTAGTTGGACTTCGGTATGATGTCCTTGGCGAACTGCTCCTCCGTCCCCTGATAGCCGTGCTTCACAGCGAGCTGGTAGTTGTTTAGGCCGTCCTTACCTTTCAATCCCTCCAGCACGTTAGCCGTGACCTTGACGGGCGTCTCGTTGCTCCCGTACTTCGTGACGTTGCAGAGTGCCACTACTATCTCGTAGTCGTGGTAGCCGTCAGCATAAGCAGGGTCTGGTATACGTCCCGTGGCGGTCATCGTGTACACGCCGAGCCCCAGCTGTCGTGAGATGTCTGCCGTGACCTCGACCACCAGCTTCTTGTCTTCGATGGTGTGCGGTATGGTGGCTATCCCTCCTCCGCTCTCGCTTGACACCATCACGTGCAGTCCTTCCAGCTCTGAGGGGTCAAGAACTTCCCCCGAGGGCTGTTTGACCAGCTCCACGGGTATACGCTTATCCGTACCTCTCTGCACCAGCTGGAGCGCCTTGCCTTGCTCGCTCTTACTTCCAAATGGTCGCATATAGTTATGTTTTGGTCGGGGTGGTTGGTTGCAGGACGGGAGGACACCCCATTACCGCCCGCCCTGCCGTGTTAGTTACTTTAGTCGGGTGAAGTTCTTGCCGTCGTTTGTCGTCATCGCTTCCTGCTTCGGCATTTCGCCGAGCGGAGGTATGGCTACGTGTACCCAAACGCTCTGACCCTTGCGCTCGTAGATGACCTGCTGGTAGCCTCCTCGTTTGCGGATGAGGTCGAACAGCTCACGCAGTCGCTCGGGACTTTTAGCTGGCACGATGTCGGCGGCCTGCCCAGCAAGGTGCTGGCTGTTCTTTACTCCGCCGACCGCTTCATTGACCTTCCAGCCTCTAAAGCCCGATGTCACCTTAATAGGCTCGCCGAACTCCTCACGGATGCCGTCGAGGTAGTCCATCAGTCGCAGGAGGTCTCGCTTCTGCGTTGCGTTGGGTGTGTTGTCCTTTCCTAGGCGCACGGCCGTTTGGCTTCGCGTCAGCTCCTCGAGGGTGAAATACTTACTCATAGTCTATTCTGTTTTTGCGAGGTTACGGACTTCATTCAGCGCCTTTGCCAGCTCCTTAGCCAGCTCCTGCGTCTGCTTAGCGCTGTTCTTAATCGAGGTAGTGTCGTGCTTGGGCAGGTTCTCCCACACACTCCAGCCCTCCGTGGCGACTGCTCCGATCGCCCCAAAGACGGTCAGATACGGAAGCTCGGGGATCGATATACGCGTCTCGAGGTCGATTATGAACAGCAGGACGTCGAGGAGCGCCAGCATAGCGATAGCGAGGTAGTAGATGAGGAGCTTGCCGAAGACACGGCGCGCGATACTCGACTGGATCTTTTGCTTCGCTCGCCTTGATCGCATTACCCCCGTGATCGTGTCGATGATCACGGCGGCTAATACGATCAGCAGGGCTACCGCCATCAGCGTGGCCGCCTCCTGCGCTTCCTCGGGGGAAAAGAATCTAAACATAGTCTCTTGGTTTTGGTTGGTTATGGTTTGTTGGTTAGTAGTTATCGCCTACGACAACGAATGAGAACCAAATGTCGTCATATACACCGTCGTCGTGGTTAGTCCGTATGGTGAAGTAATTGGCCGAGTGTTCTACATAGCTTGCGTTGTGCCCACCATTACCCGACGCGTTACATATCACATTGTAGCGTGTGTGTCCCAGCGTGTGGTGGATCTTGTACATGCCTCGACCGATACGCTCTACTCGCAAGGAGTCTTTCTTCGCCCCCCACACATATTCAAGGCTCATCGTTCTCGGATTTAATCGTCCCGAGAGCAGAAGCCCAGGGATGTCGATACCGCCACGTACCTGCAAGACGGGCTTATCGAGCTTGTTAGATATGCGGACGAAGCGCGCACCGCCACCTGCGATACCGAAGAAGAAGAGCGCGCCTTCGTCGCCGACGTAGATACGGCTTCGTTCGCTCCGTGGGTCGATCTGCTCGAGCGTGCGGAAGTCCTGCGTATAGGCGTTGGGGAGCTTCCCGCCGAAGCGCATAGCGCCGATCTGCAAGACCTTGCCACCCTCCAGTACCTCCATCTGTCCCCAGTGGCCAGTGCCGTCGTGATTGATCGCTACGACGCGCGCCTCGTTAGGCTTGCCG